TGTTACGTCAGTCACTCCTAATAAGACTTGAGAAGTCACACGATATGGATTCGCAGGGTCCTTGATATTCAAAGCCACTCGGTTGTTCGGATTTTCCGCCTCGAATTGTCCCAATTTGTCGAATGTTACGTGAGCCAGTTCCCCGTTCATTGAACCAAATTGTTCACCATCGTTTAACAGATATGCCCCCACTTTATCTGTGGTGCCTTGCAATTTAATCATGTTATTTTCTAGAGAATTGTACATTTTCATATTCGGCAAGATTTCTTTTTCTGAAATGGGATTCCAAGTATTGTTGTAAAACTTCTTCCAAACATTTGTCTTTGGATTTAACCAAATATCGTTCTCCTGCACTTCTTCATCCGGCATAATCTCAGTTCTGAATAATCTGGAATGAACATCTCTATCTAACGTTTTCAAGTCTTTTTTTGTCTCATCCACTTTTTTCTCGATAGAACTCAAATCCACATAGTTGCTATTGCCTTTTAAATTGTAAGAACTTGAATACGCAACATCCGGAATCGTGGATACATATGTTTCTGCTTCTACTTGCATTCGGTAATTGTTTGCCTCACAAAAAACAGTAAATCCTGTGACTTGTATTGTATCTTGTATCTCCTCGATTGATAGCCGATAAACACCCGCAACTTCAATTCCTTCCAGTGAAGAATAGAAGGAATATTTTTTGCTCGGATAAATCTTGTTGGCATATTCTAACCTCGTAAAATACTCTGCAAACTGCTTTGTCTGAATGTACTTATTCTTAGGTACAAGAATAAAGTTCTCTTGATTCTTTGCCACAACTGCTTTATTCTTACAGTCAAACTCATTATTTTCGTATTTGACCAAAGGCACTCCTTTGATCTCAAAAGTGTCAATGTATAAAGTACGGGGATAAGGGTTGTAAAACTTTACAATAGCTTGTGTTTCTTTCCATTCTTCTTTTATGTAATGCGTTCCCTCTTGTAACTCTACTTCTACCATAGAGTTTGGGTCTGTTGAAGTGAAATAGTACCCATACGCCTTAGTAAGCGTAGGATTGGACACACTCGAGGTTATGTATTCAATTCTCATAGCATCCACATTAGATCCAACCGGAGTATTTTCTTTGACACTCACTTTCTTAGCGAGATTGAACACAACCTGATTTTCCAACTTCTCAAATCTATCATAAGATAGCCGTATCCCGTTGTAGTTTGTTGTTTTTTCGCTTTCTTCCATACTCGTCATAAGATTACTCCTGTGAAACGAGATAGAGGAGTCTATCGAGCGATTACGAGGTCGAAATACTAATTTTCCATTTTTTACATACAGAATTCCTCCGGTTGCGTTCATAAACGTTTGTAATTCATCAATCCAGCGAGTGTCTTTTTCAAACAAAACAAAAGGAACTCTCAAGAATTGTCCTTTGTTATCCACCACATCTTGAAAGTCCCATTTATTTTCAAACCCTAATTCTGTTGCTATTTTATGAAGAATAGAATTATGTCTATCTCCAGTATTGCATAGATATAAATCATAATACACTTTTGTTTCTGCTACCTGCTTTTCAAAGAGAGTATCATAGGAATCTTTTACTGTAATACTGTAAGTATCCACTCCGGTATAGCTTTTTGTATGCCGTACTACCTGTGCCTTTCCCTGAATTTTCAAAAATTCCGCCTCTTTTTCGCGTACAATAACTTCCACCGTATCTCCAGATATTATGTCTGGAGATTCCAGTTGAAAACTTACCTCAAATGACGATATTTCGTTGGTTCGTGGATATTTGATTTGCATAGAATCTATGATATTCTCTAATTTCTTATTTCTTGAAATATTCTTTACTCTTGCCCGCATATCATCCTCCTAATATTACCGGTTTTTTAGAAGCCAATTCCAGCCCGTCTGTTACAGCTTTATTGATTTTGCTTTCCAAGTCCTGTACGCCGTATACAATGTCATGGAAATGGTTCGTAACGTTAATTTCCATGTTGCTGGCTTTATCTTGATAGTAAGCATTTCCAAGTTTCTTTTCTTCCTTTGCAAGGTTACCGATAGCATCAAATCCCCCGAATCCATTCGCTTCCATCTCATATCCAAATTTTTTCATAATGTTTTCGGTCAAATTGAAAGCCTCTTTGAAATTTCCTGCTTTCTCCAACTTGCTTCGTAAATCTTCCGTATCGATAAAATTCTCTATCATACCTCGATATAAAGCAGACTCTGAAAACGCTTTTACCAAGCCATTTTTGGTACTATCATACAAAGACTTTCCAAGTGTTTCTGTAAAGCTCTCATATTTATGAGTTTCTAATCCGGCAGACATGGCAGCCGATAAAGAAGTCGTAAGGTCATTCAAACGATTATTAAAATCACTTTGAGGAAGTAACTTATTGATAATGGATAAATCCACCCCACTGTCAAGCAATTGTCTTTTAATCGTATCTAGCGACTTTTTGATTTCTTTTTCCGAAAGTTCCAAGTTTTTAAATTTTGCAAAATCAAAGTCGGATAATAGGTTTGAGAAGTCCAATTTCCCACTTTTCTTCACATCTAACAGTTTATCTGAGATCGTTTTAAACATTTCAGACATGTAAGAATCAATATCACTAAATGCGACATCATATGCTACAGAACTTGCATTTTTGTATATCTTCTCAAAATAGCTCTTAGCAGCAGTTAAGAATCCTCCATTCCCGGTAGCCAGTCCCTCAATCGCATTGTTTCTTACATCCAGCATAGAAGTGACAAGAACTTGATTGTTCTTTGCCATTTCCTTGATAGTTTCGGTATATTTTTCTCCTTCTAAACCAAGCTCCTTGAATTGTTCCGTATACTCTTTGATGAGCTCTTTTTCTGTTCGAAATTCCATTCCGGAAAAACTTTCCAAAGTGGATCCCCGGAACAAATCAGTTTTTTCTTTTTCCAAAAACTCTAATTGCTTTGTAAACTCATGAACTTGCTTCTTCCATTCCTCGATAGATGATTCTGTCAGATTTCTTCCAGTTGCTCGTCTTAGAGTCTCATGATTCACCTTATCTAACACTTTATCTAGTTGTTTCATCTCGGCATCTGTAAAAGCATCCAGTTCAGTCTTATCAAAGCCTAGATATTTTAAGAGTTCCGCTTCCGAAATATCTACCTTGGTGTAAGTAGATTTTCGCTTTTTCCTGAAATGCTTTCGATAACTCGCACTTCCTTTTTCGATCGCAGCGATATCCGCAAAATGTTTCCCACTTATCATAGAATCATGCATCAAGTCAAAGTTTCGCTGTCCACCTGCGATGTATTTTAAAGTTGGATTTTTAGAAATATCTACTAGCACCCGGTCCGCAAATGTTTTGATTCTTTCACTGTATTTTTCGATAGCTTGCGTCAACTGTTGTAGTGCCGATATTTGTTTTTTGTAAGCTTCTTCATTTTCTTTGTTTTCTGCATCTATTTTCGCCGCTTTTTTCTTTCCTTTTCTCCCGATAAAAGAACCTATAGCCCCAACTACTCCGATTGCAGCACCTACCCCTGAAGCTATCGTACCTACTGTTGCTAGAGAACTCCCCCAACTAGCTGCCGTTGTTGCTATGCTTCCCAAAGATTTAAATCCACCAAGCGTCTCTAAACCTTTTGCTACCGTGCCAAACGAGCTGAAAATGCCTGATATGCTGTTCATGGTCTGACTATTATTGATATTTGCCGCAGAAATACCTGCTGCAATACCATTGAATCCGCTTGACAGTAAGTCCAATCCTTCTGTTACCCTCTTTGCCGCAGCGGTTTCTTTTTCTTTTTGCTTAATCGCCTCATCAGACACGGTCTTCTCTTTCTTGAAAGCTTCAATTTTTTCTTTTAATTCAGCTTTATCCTGATCGGATAAATTCATAAAATTCTCAGAAAACTGCTCTAAGACTTTATCTAGTAAAGACACCCTTTCTTTATGATACCCTTGTTCATCCATTTTTCCCGATTCCAATTTAATATCCAGTGTGTCTAACTGCTTTTGAATCTCATCCAGTCCTTTCTGGATATTTACTTTATGTATTTCAAAAGTTGTTTCTTTAAAATCTTGCTGCAACTTTTCCAGTAACCCTTTATTCCCCTTCTCAATAGCCCCTTTCATGTACGATTGAATCGTTGATAACTTTGATTTCAACTGCTCTAACTCTTTGATACCCGTGATGTCTGCAAATATTTGTTGATTCTGTAAGTCTTTTCGATAATTTTGATAAGTATATCGTTCTTCTCGAGAGGCTTTTTCTTTTTTAGGCTTCTTTTCTAATTCTTTCTCCAAAGCATTTATTTCGTTAGCATATTTCGAAAGATTTTTTTCTCCCAAAGCCATTAGTCTTTGATAGATTTCCTTCTTCCCTTTTAAATCCTTAGAAGCTAAAGTGTCCCATTTTGTTTTCAATTCTTCAATTTCTTTTGCCGCTTTTTCAGAAGCTTCATCTTTTACTGCTGTTTTTGGTATTTTTCCCCTCTCAACATCTAACTCTTGAGCATATTTGGAGTAATGCCTTGCCTTTGCGTAGCTCGTTTCACTCGAAACATTCAACACTGTTTCCAATTGTGCAGTCTGATACTTCATTGTTTTATTAAACTCATCATTCAATTTCTGAATATCCCCAATGTATCCCTCAATTTTTTGATTTCGAATAACTTCATGCCGTGCAAATTCGATAGTGGCGGCTCTTTCGGCACTGGTCAATCCTCTTAGTCTTTGAGCTAATTTCTCTGCAGCTTTTTCATCCCCTTTTGCGGATTCCTCATGTAAATCGTGAATAGCCTGATACTGTGCTTTTCCGAATTTAGTGTTAGGATTAAATCCCCCATTTTTAGAAGCGATTCTGGCGATCTCTTCGTCAGATTCCATTTCGTATTTAGCGATTTGAGTGGCATGCTTTTCCAATGACCTTGAATGCTCTGCTATTCTATCTGATTGAAATTGTGCCAACGTTTTTTCCTTTAATTTCGATATGACCGTATCTAAAGCCCCTGCCAATTGTAAATAATGTTCCGCCTCTGAATCTATCTTCCCGAACAGCTCTGGATACAGAGTTAAGATTTGGTTATACAATTCCAATCTTTCTTTTTCACTCTCTGGGGTATTCAAACCTTGTAGATATAGTTCTGACAATTCAATGTATCGTTCTTTTAACTCATCAATAGATTGTTTTTCTGTCACAAAATCAAAGACATAATCCGTGACATCTTTCTTCGATAGCATATTGTCTATTGCTTCTGCGATACCATTAAACATGTGAACCGCTCTTGTAGCTCCCGGAATCAATTTTTGTCCTACGGATGTTGCGATATTGTCAATCAGTCCTTCCGCTTTTTTCAAAGAGTTCGCATATCCGTCCACCGTTCTTTCCGCATCGTCTTGAATATGCGTTGTGATTTCCATCAATTTGTTGTATCGAAGTTGCATTTTTAGAGCCGTATCCAATTCAGACCAGTTTGCTTTAATTCCTTGTGTCAAAGCATATTCCGCCATAACCGTATCATTTAAGATAATTCCAAATCGCTTCAATGCTTCTGTTTCTCCAGTCAAAGCCCCTTTGATAGCGGTAAATGCTTCGTCATCTGTCACGTTAAAGAAAGATGAAAAGTCGGCGGTAAAAACGGCTAAGTCTTTCGAAATATTCTTGAAATACGACGTATCAAATCCAGCTCCTTTAAACATAGATCCATAAATCGATGCAAAATTTTGAAGTTGGTAAATACTTCTACCGATCTTGTCATCCATTGTTTTTGCCCAATCCTCGATTTCTCTTTTTGAATTTCCAAATACTTGAGAGGTTACGTTCCCTAACTCATCCATTTTGGACGCTGCTCCTACGGCAAAATTCCCCAGCTCAAATATCTTCTTCCCGAGATAGGCAATTCCAGCTGTCTTTGCGACATTGGATAAGTTTAATAAAGAGTCTGTCAATTTGCCAGAACTCCCCGAACTTTTCTCATTTTCTTTCGCAAAATTTTTCAATTCATCTGTAGCTTTATGCAAATCCTCAGAAAACAATTCTAGTTGTTTCGAAAATTTATCCTGCATTTCAATGACGGTTTGCAATTGCTTCTTTGCCATGTCGCCTCCTTTCTATTTTCTTCTCTCTGAATCCACTTTATTAACCATTCGTAATATAAATTCTAATTTTTTCATAAGCCAGTAAGGATGTTCATCATATCCTCTTGACAATGGTAGAAATGCAATACTGAACCCGGACATATACTTCCGGTCAAAATAATGAAAGTATCGCATAATATCCTGCAATATTAAATCATATTTGTCAGTGGCCGGAGTATGTCCTCCTAGAAAAAAAGAACAGGCCTTATAATAAGCCTGCTCTATTTTCTTAGAAAACCCATATCACTTGCATGTTTATTCAATGCTCGTTGCACATTTCGATATTCCTGAGGTTCCCGGTTAAAGAATTTCACTAGATTATTTGCCGTTAAATCCACTTCCTTGCCTTCTAGTTGTAGCTTCACAGATTGCGCTAACATAAACTCAAATTCCGGAGACTCTTCAAAAGGATAGTAGATAGCTTGTCTCTCCCGGATTTCTCGTTTCTTTTCTTCTCCATTCCCGTCCAAATACTTTTCCTCAATGAATCGTTCTTTTTCTCGCGGTTTGTGAATCAAATTCATCATGTTGCGGAAAGTTCCTACCGTTTCTAAGACTAAGACATTTCCGGCTTTTCCAAACTCCTGAATATCAGACACCTTACTCTCCGCAATCGGATCTATCTTCTTATCTTTTTCTTCCATCTACTCTCTCCTTTAATATAGAGCAATTCTTTGTTTTAAGATATACGAATATACTTGCATCGCATTGTGTTGAGCGATTAAAAGCTCAATTTCTTGCTCTGTAAGTTTCTCGGTATTGTCTTTCTCTAAAAAATCTGCTAATTTTTCGATTTTCATATCTAGCTCTTCTTTTTCATTCTTCATTCTTTCTATAAATGTACTCATCTTTACCCTCCTTACATTTCCGAATAGTTTTCAAACGTGATTTTAATTGGGGATTTTGTCGCTTCATCATAGTACGCTGTCAATTGCTTTGTCATTCCCCCTGCTCTTTCCAAATCCTTCGCTTCCGGTGCTTGAGATAACTTTACCTTAGGTAACTCTATCTTCACCAATTTAGTCGGTGTGGTAGATTCTGCGAATGTCAATTCCACTTTATAGGATCCATTTTTTTGTAATAGATCATGTCCACTCTTATAGCTCTCTTTGTCAAAGCTATTGAAAGAAATGTCCAAGGTCACAGACCCTCTATCAGACTGACGAATCACTTTATTATAAATAGAGTTCAAAGAAGCTTTTCCCTCTAATTTGTTATCAATTGTCAAGTCAATAGACTCAATCTTCGCAGTCACATCCGAACTTTTTTCTTTCAGTACTGCCCCTAAACAGATCAAGCTTTCTCCTGTTGCTGTTTTCGGTTGGATACTCAACTTATTACTGTTTACTGTATGTTTTTTTCCGATGATAGAAGCAGTTGCTGTCACAAAAGATTCCATTTGAGCTGATAATTTTAAACTAGAAACCAAACAATCTTGGGCGTATTCTGAAATATCATCTTCGATATTATCCATCGCCAATGTCAAGAACGTTGCAAATTTATCCGGTAAGAATTCCAGGTTTTTTGTTTTTTTAGTTCCTTTAAATCCTGCTCCTTCTAACAAAATTTCCAATTGTCCGGTATTTGCTTCTATGGTCACATCTCCACTGACGTCCATTTTAGATATGAATCCGTCTCGTTCCCATCTTCCGGATCCGATTGCCTGTGAGCTTACTTTATTTGCTTTTGGCATAACGGAATAAGAAGTAGCGTCCAACACTGTCATATCAGTTACTTGTGCAGTCCCATCTCCGCTTTGTTTTCCCACTAAAAATCTAACATCCATGTTATCCTCTCCTTTTTACAGTTAGCGTTGTGGTAAAATGGGAAAAATCTAATACTTCTTTCTCTTCTTCCTCATCTTCCACCTCAATTTCATAATCTAAATTTATATATTCTTTCCTCAATACTGTGTCATCCGATAAGGCTTGTATAAGTTGTTCGTGCTCTTCCAATATCTTCATAGGATGTCTTTCTGAATTCTCCAAATATACTAGCTCTATTTCCTGCTCATATTCTTTTCTGTGATTCAGACTAATTGTAGAAGCCGCTAAGGATAGAGGCTTTAAGATGAAAAATCCTTTTTTAAAGTCCACCTTTTGTAAGTCTACTGTTAAAAAATAGCAAGGTTTTTGGGATAATTCTTTTACTTTGTCTGACAATATTTGGTAAAAACCATCCCCGGAGTATTCTTCCTTTGTTGCAGGATTTTCCGCGATAACCTCAATCACAAAATGTCCTTCCTTTTCGATAACTTCCATGTCATAGGAAAGGTATGGTACTAAAGAATACAGTTTTTTCTCAAGAGAATCTATAACCTTGTACAAGTCCGATTCCTCTTTGGATACGTATGCAATGTCTATCGTATACGCTTTATTGCACTTGATTCCTGCTATCTTGATATCCCTCTTCGATACAAACTGCAGTATGAAATAGGGCTCTGTAGCACCTTGCCGAATATCATCCACGTACACTTCTATCCCCGGGTATAGTGTATTCAGGGCTTCCCCGATTCTTCCTATTATTTCCACGCACTCACCGCCTTTTTTATATGTTTTTTCATAACGCTAAGAGCTAAAGCATCTACTTCTTGAATACTTTTAGTAAGCATGAATCGACCTTTTACCCATCTCGCTTTCAACCTTTTGCCAAGCACAGGTACGAATCTTCCCGGTGTCTGTCTATGCCCGTACTCTACATACATTCCGTACCGGGAAGAATTATAGACAATAACCTTACTAGAATCGCTTCTACGAATCGTATTCGTAGCATACCAGCTTCTCCTTAGATTCCCGCCTTGGTGAATAATGCCTATTCTTGTCTTAATCTTCCCTTTATTTATCCCTTTTGAATACGTCATAAGCTTTCCGTTTTTATCTCTTCTTGCAATTTTTCCTTCCTGACTTACTCCTACCGGTGTTTTTTGCTTTGTTCTTCGTAGCAGCCTTGCGCCGATTTCATTTAATCCTTTTTCCAAAATCGGTCTGGCATCTACGGAATTTTTCTTACATTCTTTCAGAAATTGTGTAAAAGCTTTTTCATCGATCTGTATCTTCATCATGCCACCTCGTGAACTTGCAGAATGATTTCTTGATGAGAAGAATATACTGCAGGTTTCCCAGAACTCAAGTAAGTTTCCGTTCTCCCCAGTTGAGTCACTTCGATTTTTGAGTTTGGGGGAATGCGAATATCCGGATTGCAGAATAAGATAACTTGTTGATACACTTTCCCAAGATTCCCCTGCTCTGTTCCGGTGATTGTCTCATAGTCAATCCTGCATTTTAAACTCTCTATCAAAACAATCTCTTTATTCTTTGTGATTCCTTTTTCCTTTACTTTTTCGTATCCGTATACTTTCGCGGTCGCGATATATGTTCTCTCCAATACTGCTTTATGATTCATGCTACCACCTCAACTTCCGGTATGCCACAATCTCTAACTCACCATAAGCTATCAACATTCCACAGTAGGTCTTCAACATCATTTCTCTGGTCTGTCCGGAAGTGTCATATGTGATAGATACTTTTCCCTCTTGGATTGTCTTTACCAAAGGCTCTAAATTGATGCTATCGCTCTTAAATTCCCCGGTACTTAACTTAGTAGCTAAGAATTCTCCCACAGTTCTTTTCTCGACTACCGGAACTAATTCTTCTGGAATCTCCCGGATATTTGCTCTTATCTTGATGGAGTTTTCAACCGTGTTTCGAATAAAAGAAAGGAGAGGTCTGTCTGCCTCTCCTACTGTGTATCCGAAAGACTGTAATAACTTCTCAATCGCATCCATACGCCTCACTATCCTCGAGGAATGATTCTAGCGATTGGAATTGCCTTGTGATCAATCACATCTCCGTCTTGAGATTTTACCAATTCCCAGTTAGTTCCTTTTTCCAATTCAGTATCTTCCGGAGAAATGGTTGAATCTGTTTTGTAAGATATTCCGTATGGGGCATACACCAATCTTCTTCTTGTGATTAGCATATCCTCTCCACCGTTTGTCTTTGCATCTCTAACCATTTCATGAGCGTGTTTTACCCCTAAATCTTCGTAGTCAAATGCTCCTGCTCCTAATAAATATGTAGTATATTCTGTTCCAGCCTCAACTAGTGCCGCATACTCTCCATCCTTTGGTTCCCATTTAGAATCGAATTTTGCTTTTTTAACTGTTTCAGCAGGAACTTCTTTAACTCCTGTTCCCGGAGTCGCAATCTTCAAAGCATCCGGATGAGAGGCTTCCACTTTTGCATATTTTCCTCCGGTAAATTTTACCGTCGGCATAGAGTCATCAATGAACACGACTCTGCCATTTCATGTCGCCATTCCCACTTCTCTTTGCATTCCGTTTGCATCTGTTTGGGTAAAGTATTTTAAGATTTGTAAATTCTCTAAGTTTGTTGCGACAGTAGAATGCATAATCGCCACTTTAAATATATTTTTGTTGTCCCCGCACGCTTTTTGAGAAGCGGAATTCAAAGTCGTTGGTCCTACTTTTCCATCTTTCCCCGCTAATTCAGTAATATTATACGTATGCCCTTCTGCAAACTCTTTGTCTTTTCCAGAATTCATAGCAAAAATACCTTTCAAAATGGAAAGTAAAATTCCTTGATATGCATCTGCCCAGAAGTCTACTACTTGCTTTGCGACGTTATCCATAAAATCTACTCCGCCCGTGATGTCGTAAGAAAAATCTTTTTCTGTCCAAGCTGCCATTCTTCCGATAGAAATGACTCCTCTGGAGTAAGTCTTTGTAGACGTTGCAGTGACATTTGTGGATCCGTTGTAGTTCAATGTTTTTCCGCCAATTCTTCCGTGCATTGGTAATGTTGCATAATGTGTTCCTGTTTGATTCGCAAAGGCATCCTTAATTTCTTGATTGCCTTGAATAGCTCCTGACTTTAATAATTCATTTTTCTTGGTATTTGGGATAATGGATACATACTTCCCGAATGCCTCTCCGTTAAAAATTTTTGCATCAAAATGTTTCATGTAATATCATCTCCTTTTTAAATTTTTGAAATGTCCAATCCCGGATTTTCCGCTAGCATTTGCATGATTTGAGAGTAGGTTTTCGGTCCGTCTCCTCCTGAAGTATTTGAGTTCCCTGCTCCTGGTGTAAATCCGGCAGGATTTGTATTTTGAGGTTGTTGTGCTTCCTCAAACAAATATCCGTCAGATTCTTTTAACTTCGCTAACTGTTCTTCCAGTCCTATGATTTTTCCATCTTTGATTTCTGCTTTTTCTAAATCCAGCAATGCTTTGATTGCCTTTCCATTTTTTCCTTTTGCTCCGGAAATCGCTGAGTCAACAGCATTATTGACCTGTAAATCGTGTAAATCTTTTGCATACTTATCTGCAGCCTCTTTGTTGTCTTTTTGCAATTTTTCGATTTGATCTTTTAACTCTTTATTATCCCCTGCTGCTTTTTCCAATTCCTTCAACTGCTTATCTCTTTCTGAGACCTGTGTTTTTAATGTATCTCTCTCTGCAATCACCTCATCCAATCTTGTTTTAGTCACTAAATGCCCGTACTTGTCTACCACTTTGTTAGCTAACTCTTCCGACAACCCTAATGCTAATAAATCTTCTTTTTTCATGTTTTCTCCTTTCATTTTTTACGATGTATGTCATCGATTTGAGATCTTGTTCTTTTTCGCCTACAATACGAAAAAGGCGAAATAAAAGGACTGGAAACAGTCCTCTTCCTACTTTTTCTTAAAATCTTTCTTTGCTTGATTGAATAAATCCTTTGGCTTCTTTTGCCGATACTTAATTCTAAAGTACGTGTAAATTCCACCTACTAAGCCGATTAAAATTAGAAAAATATATCCCATTCTTGTCATCCTAACACCTCCTTCCCCAATTTTGAGTATTAAAAAAGAGAGGCTGTAATACCTCTCTTCGTGTAAACTATTTATTTAAGCTATATTAAAAAACTTTCCGCTTCATACATTAAACTATTGATTTCATACCCTGTCACTTGTTCCTCCGAAACATACGTTATCTCAATATAAATATCTTTTTCTTGTAGATATTTATTTATAACATAAGTATGCTTGTCATATTCTGTCTTAACAAACACAACTTCATTCTCATCCTGAAAAAGTTTTTGATAACCGTTGCCCTCATACACATGATTAGAGGTTTTAAATTTGGTTATTGCATCTATTCCGTTTTCTACTTTTGAAATTGTGAAATTCTTTAAAATATATCCGTCTCCTAGCGCTTTTTCAGTAAATCTGATTCTGTCATGAGATATGTCATCTATTCGATAATCGGACGTGATATTTTCTTTATTTACGAATTTATACATGTTGTTTGTGTTCCAATAATACCAGACTCCAGCAGTTAAAATTATTAAAAATACCATGAAGGCGGCTATCTTTTTCACATTTTCCTCCTTATCAAATCGAAGACAAAATTTTTTCATCTGCTCTCCATTTTTCTCTCAAAGATAATCCTCTTGGCTTATCACCCAGCTTTAAAATCCGGTCATCTTGCAATAATTCGCAAACTTTTAGATACTCCGCGTATTCATCTTTGTTAATTGCTCCTCCATATATTTTTACTATGTATTCTTGTCGACGGTCAAATGCATTTCTCAACATTTCTAACTCTTTCATCTCATCTAACGTTAGCTTACTTTTCTTATTCTCAAGTTCACACAATCTTTCATTTCTAATCATTTTTTATCACCCTTAGCCTTAAAGTATCCCCTTCTCTTCGAAGTACTTTGTATTTCAACTTATGACTCAATAAAAATTCTCTCTCGTGAGGATATGCTGAATTTCGACCTATATAAATTCCCTTTGTTCCTTTCGGAATTTCTATTTCAAACACTGTGGAACGTGCAAAATCTTTAGCGACACTTTCTGATAAAGATGTACTGGTAAACATACCTGTTTCGATCACGTCGCCTATTTGTATATTCCGGTAATGCCAATCCTTAATGCCTCTATACGCCAGTATATTTTCATCTGTTTCAAATTCATCCATCACACTTTCTATGGTATCTATTATCTTATCCAAGAAATTGTTGTTATTTTTCTTTTTCAGTAAATAATCATTGACGTCTAAATACCAGCTTCCTGTGTACATTTCAAATGCTCTAAGTTCATCTTGAGTAAGAGTCCTAAAAAGCTCATTACTTTTTCTTTGGAAGTCGTTTACTTGCTTCTCAGACAATGGATAAAATGATTCTATATTCATTATACCCTCTTTTTCATTTTCTTTCAAGTATTTTTCTTCCCACTCCGGATATTTCATACTTGCTTTTTCTTCCACATAGTTTCCTTCCTCATCTCTTGCAGCTCTTGTTTCATCTTCTGTTAAGTCTTCGAAATAAGGAATTGTGGTCGTGCGACATCGGCAGTGAAAAAGCGGTGCCGTGACTCCTACTTGATATTGTTTTCTCTCGAATATTTTACCATCCATCCCCTGACACACAGTAGAGGTTCGATTGTCCAAAGTTGCCAATATCTCATATTTCTCCACTCCTAAATCCTTATAACACAACTCTGTAGCTTTGGAGTGGTATGCAGCCGATTCCGTCATAAGCAAGTTAGCAGCTCTGCTGAACCCGACATCTAATCTTTTTGACATTTTATCTGCTAATAGATTGACATCATCCCCAAGTACTAACGATTGAACCAAAGAAGTGTGAAGCTCTTCAATCAGTTTATCCTTCTGTTTCCAGACCCTGTTTGACCAATTTTTTCCATCACTTGTCCACGGCTTATAAATCATTTGATTCAATAAGTCCTTATTCAATCCGGATATACTCTCATAATTTCCGATCATAGATTGTACCAGATAGTTTGTCCTAGCGTATCCCGCTCCAACGACCTCACAGAAGTGCTCTCCAAGCCCTCGCTCTACATTTGTGTATAGAATGTCAAGTTCTGCCTGTATCGAGCTCTTAATCGATTCTAAACGATTCACATGAACTCCGGCACTGACTCTTTTTAACGTTTTTTCTACTTCGGTATCAAAACTTACATTTTGCTGTTCTCCCAATCTGATATATTCTTCTAGTGTCAGCTTTAAATTTTTTCGGTCTTTTCCGGATAAGGTTTTCTGAGCTTCTTCATAGCTCATCTCATTGTCACTAGCATACTTAGAATACCAAGAACGGATCTCTGAATCGATTTTACGCATTGTATTTTGGTATTGCTTTTTTGCAACCTGCATATGCTGTAGGCTCATTTTTGCATTTCTCGCTTCTTCTTGCTCAAATCGTTCTATCCAATATTTTTTACTCATCTTCATCAGAAGCGTTCATGACTCCGGCATATTCTCCTTCAATACTTTCTTCTTTTTGTTTCTTCAAACGATACAATTCTTCTTCCACGTTCGTAACCCAAGGATGCTGTGCTAACACAGTTTCTAAAGATAGCAACGCAGAACTTTGAATACAGTTTGTGATTGATTCTGTTTCATTTACTAAAACATCTCGGTTGAATACGACTTCCAGCGTGTCATTGACATTCAAAGCTTTATTCACAAACCACATTAACTCTTCAAACGATGCTTGAAACTCTGTTTCCATTTGATTGGCATCCAAATCAATATCAGAATACATGGATTGGATATTCATCTCATTAGGATTTCCTCCCAATCTTTCATCTTTCGCATCAAACCCTCTTGCATTCTCAATGATTGCTTTTTTCAGAAGCTTTATGATTAGTTGGTAATTTTCCGCATTGACCTCAATCGTTAGTTTATCCAAACCTCCTTTTCCTCCGTCCATATTATTGACTTTTACAGCTCGATAGGTTGCTAGATTTCTACGAAACTCTCCTAGATTTTCGCCGTCATAGTTCGTTAGAATCAGGATCGTTGTTCCGGCATCTTCTAACATATTATCTTGAAACTTAGATAAAATTTCATTCAGTCCGTCTTGCAAGCACTTTACTCTACAGATTAAAGACTGCTCTAAATTGTTGCTGCGGAAAGGAACTAACGGAACTTTCCCCCAGTTATATCCGGTCTCTCCTATTGAGATGTAGTCGGAATGTCCGGTTTCTTTCAATCTGTTATAATCCCAAATAAAAAAGTTTACCCCATGTTCTGAGTAAACTTCTACTTTTTTCACCGGTTTTAACCTGTCCCCGTCAAACTCCATGACTTCGTAAAGTCGAATCGCCAGCTCTAGCTCTTCTTTGTTGTTATCTTTCCAAATCGGTAAAATCTCGGATGCTTCGAACTTCCTAAATTGCAATTTACCATTTTTCCCAAAGTAAGGATACACCCAACCAATGCCGTTGTTCAGACTATCCTCTCCTAAATTTCTTAACATTCTCAAGAATTTTGCCCCGAATAGCTCTCTCACATCTTCATTTTCGCAATTAAATGTCGGCTTTTTTGCTAACAAATAATTTACTTTTTGATCTACCATTTTCGCATACTGATTATCTACGATTTTAGAATTAACCATATTGTCAACAGCTTCCAATCGCCCTTGCTCCATGATAGCTTTTCTTTTTTTCTGCAAAATATCTTGATTTCCCCTGTAGTATCGTTCCCCATTCAGTTGGTCTTGTCTTACTTTAGAAGTCAACCAAGTACTGATTAAATATTCTAGTTTTCGTATCTCCATATTTTCCACCTTTTTATTCTTCTTAAATATGTTTTTAATCCATTCCCACATCTTTTTTTCTCCTTAATCAAATGACAATCCTGATGTAGCTCCACATTTTTCCGCAATCCCACTCAAAACATCCGGTCCATCGTCATGAGCATTTTTCCCCTCTTTTTGGTAGGTCGTAATCGCTCTGTAAAATTCCGGCCATCTATCCGCCCAATTCACTGGAAAATAAACATGTTCCATGACCCAAGTGGCATTGGATAAGATTCTAGCAGTTTTATTTTGTGTTTGATGAAACCATTTAATTTTACAACGATTACTATTATATTTTTCTAATAAATGCCTTTCTACTGCTCTGGCAAAACCTCTACCACCGTTATTACTTTCTATGTCTGCATCTTTTATATTATTTTCTATTAGCATCTTAGCTGTTGCCGGTTCTGTTATTTCCATCGGTTCTTTTGTATATAACACATCTAAAATATAGGCTTCCTTGTTATACACCCCATAACAAATAGAACATAGATAATCCTCTCCTGTGTCTGCCGTATCTGTATAATTTTTATATGCTGTAAATAATAATTTATTATTTACATCTGTAGGTAATTGCTTATACGTTTTAAGATTGCTATATAACTTTCCTTTTAAATCAAGCGGTTCTTGCTGGTAATTGGCTGATGCTATTTCAGCTCCCATAGCTCTAGCTTTTGATTTGTACGATTTATAACTCAATATCTCTTCACAAAGCATAGATCCATCCTCTTGTACAGCTTTCATCTTAATGTGTTTGACTTTTTTGCCTTCTTCCTTATAATGCTCTACAGCTCTGCCTGCTAAATCTTCACTAGCCCAACGGGTCATTATAATTATTATTTTTCCACCTTCTTCAAGTCTTGATAACATCGTCTGCGTATACCATTCCCAATGTTTTTCTAAAACATCGGCATTGTAAGCTTCTTCTTTATTTTTAATTAAATCATCTATAATCATAAGACTACAACCAAACCCTGTTGCAGTTCCCCCGGGAGAAGTCGCAAGGTAGTTATTATATCCACCTTCCAAACTCCAAAGATTCATGGCTCCGTCGCCTTGTTTTATAGCTACGCCCGGAAAAATATCGGAAAATACAATTTTATTTTTATCAGCTTTTACTTCCTGAATCGTGTTCCTAACATTCTTGGAAAACATAGTCGATAAAGTTTCATTGTACGACCCTGTCATAATCTTTGCGGTTATATCTTTTCCAAATAACCACTCCACTAAATTCCCTACTGTCCTTGATTTTCCATGTCTTGGCGGTAGATTTAAAATAAGTACCTCATCATCACTGGTAAGAAAATCCTGTAAATCGTTGCATAAATCCACTAAAAACTGTCTTTCATATTTGTAGAAGTCGGGGGCTTTTAAATGGCAATAAAAAAAGAACTCACGTCTTGCAAGTTCTAGTTTAGCCCTTCTTATTACTTCACTATTTTTCTCCACTGAATATCACCTTTTTAAGCTCTTCCGTGGTTAATCCCTTAAATGGATCCTCTGTTTTTAATTCTCCCTTGACCTCCACTTTTTCTGTAAACATCCCTAGATGCCTACCCAACATTTCTAAAGCTTTTTCCTTGTTGTAGAAAGACACTTCAATGCCGTATTTCGTTTCTTTTACTCCAGCAACGCATGCTCTTTGCTCAGGTGTTAATTCCTCAAAATCTTGTATGATAACTCGGTTCTTTTTCAGATTGACGATTCCGGTTCTATCCGTAAAAGCCAAGTTTGCAATCTCTCTTAATACTCTATCTTGCGTAATTTCCGTTCTCTTCTCTCTTTCAGCCATTGCCTTTTGTATTTTTTCTTGTATCTTAGGATTTCTTAGGATTTTAGCAGCACTTGCAGCAGCAACATTCTCATTCTTAAATTTATATCCTGCTCTAATATATGCTTGTGTCGCATTCAAATCTTTTAAGTATTCTTTTACAAATAAATCCTGCTTGTTCAATCTGTTTCACCTCACTTTCTCAAATATATTTTGGTTGCTTTTCCACTTCGCAACCTTTTTACATTGCTTTTTGGCGGAGAGTATGGGACTTGAACCCATAAGCCTTGCGGCGGTAGTTTAGTAGACTACTTCCTTACCAAATTAGGATAACTCTCCATAATATCTAGGATTTTTTATAGTAGAATCCTAAAACTACTTTTTTTTATTCTAATCATCATCCTTATCAGTGTTGACTTCAATATAAATCGGCAAATGATCAGATATCTTTTTCCTAGCTTCTCCATACTTTTTATTCGTAAAATCTACTATTCCACTTTTTCCAGTATATTCTGTTGTATATTTTTTAGAAATAAAAATGTTATCATATGCACTCGATAATCCTTTTGTTCCAACAGTAGTCTTTGTTTTAGGGTCTAGTGTGCACGTTATATTATCTCTATGATTATACAAACTATCAAATGCCTTATCAGATGCGGATAAATTAAAGTCTCCCGCAATTAAAATATCATTTTCTTTAATATCCCTATCTTGAAAATAATCGTACACTTTGACTAATTCAGCCGCTTCCAATTTTCTTTCTAATACTTTTTTCCCATAAACCGCATGTTGTAACACAAAGGTAAAATCAAAATTGCCAATTTTAAAAGTAGCTCCATATGGCTCTCTAACAAATTTATTGTCCGGATCAGGGTAAAAGCCTTCTTGTTTTATCAACTTTACCTTGTCTTTCTTCCAAACATATCCATAAAACTCATTATACCCATTCTCTCCAACTGCATGTTGTGAAATATGTCCTTCCCAGATACTACCTGTATTTTTGTTCAATTCTTTCACAAGATTTTCTACAGCTTCTTTTTTCATAACCTCTTCCAAACCTACTAAATCGAAGTCTCGTATTGTTTCACAAAACAATTTGTAATCCTTTTTAGAAGTCCCTAAATGTAAAGTATTAAAACTTGCCACTTTCCCTGTATTTGCATACAAAGACAACGTAAATAAAAAAAATAAAATAACTCCTTTTAATTTTTTCATTTTTCCTCCTTTTCTTCTTTAAAATAAAAAAAGCAAGAACTTATCATTCTTGCTCACGCCAAAAAACAAAAAAGAAGCAAGGTTTTTCCCCCTGCTTCTTCCACGATAGCATTATAACACATATAAAAGTTCATTAAAAGGGCAAAAAAGGTGCAAATCATAAAAAATTTTTAAAAATGTCTTTTAGTATTTCTGTTTCGAAAATAACCAAAGAAATTTCATCAATAAGTCTATTTTTATTTCTTTTTACTGTAGATTCATCTACTCCTATTTTTTCTGCAATCTCTTCTATTTTCACTCTGTCTAAATATCTCATTTCAATTATTGAGTAATATTTATCGTCTTTTATGCTTTCTAATCCTTGCTCTATTAAACTTATAACAGCTTCGTACATGCCGATTGATTTTTTAATCTCAATTTTTTTATTTTCGATTTTCTCATATTCAGAGAGATATTCTTTATTTTCAACTCTAATCTCACCAAATGTAACACATTTTCTCAACTGTACATTTTCTAGCTGTTGATTCAATACCCCGATTCTTTTCTTGAAACTTTTATATTTCTTCAACAACAATTCTGTTTTTCTAAAAATTGTTTGTGCAGACATCATCTCTCTTTTTTCCTTCTGCTCCAATTGGTTCAGTACAATCCCTGCTAATTTCTGCATTTCCTTCTCTGTCATCTAGTCCTCCTTAGTATCCGGTTTTTTGTCTCAAAAGATTTTTATCATTCTTCTTGCAATACTTGAAGTCTGGTAATTCGTTGTAAAGCTCTCCAATTTCAGTAATAAGTGCAACTTTTCTATGTAGAGTTGTATCTTCTCTCGTAGTTGCCGCATTTTGAAAAGCTATGTTATCAAAATGTTTTTGTCTTTCCCATAATTCTTTTAGTCTATCTCTCATCATTTTCCTCCTTTGACTTTCTCAATTCTCACTTTCAAACTCTGTAGCAGCTCTTCCTGCACATTGCCTTTGTTCTCCAATGCGGCCATCACATCCTCGTCTCGAGTTCCTTTAGTAATGAGATGATGGATGATAACTTTTTCTTTCTGTCCTTGTCTGTGAAGCCGCTTATTCGCCTGTTGGTAGAGTTCCAAGCTCCAATTTAACCCAAACCACACAACATGATTTCCACCTTCCTGCAAATTCAATCCATATGCTGCACTGGCCGGATGGGCTAACAGGACATCAATCTTATGTTCGTTCCAGTCTTTTTGATCCTCCGGAGACTTCAATAACCTCACTCGTAGTCCTGACTTTGCCAATGCCTCTTGGATTCGGCTTAAGTCGTGTTGGAAGTTATAGAAGACTAAAGCGGGCTTCCCGTTTAACTGTTCGATAAGTTCTAAGAATCTCTCGATTTTACAGTCGTGGATTTCAAACACTTCTCGATTTTCTCCGTATATCGCCCCATTCGCCAATTGTTGGAGTTTGTTGGACAAAGCGGCTGCACTGGTCACCGTGATTTCTTCTCCTGCTTCTAACTCTAAAATCATCTTTTTCTCAAGTTCGTCATAGACTTTTTTCGCTTTGCTATCCAAGACCACCGGAACGGTCTCATAAATCACATCTGGAAGCTGTAAATAATCCTCTGCCTTCATCGAAATGCAAATATCCGCTATTTTTTCATGAATTGCGTGTTCGGATCCATCTTTTGCCTCGTAGTTGAAAATCGTGGTCCGGTTCCTCTGTCCCGGGTCAAAATATCTCTCCCGGTATCTCCCGATGGTCTTCTCCAATCTCGCCCCTTGGTCCAGTAGGTAGACTTGAGCCCATAAGTCAATCAGACCGTTTGGAGTTGGTGTTCCGGTCAACCCGACCACCCGCTTCATTTTTCCCCGCACCATTTTTAGGTACTTAAATCTCTTGGATTGATGGTTCTTGAAGCTACTCCATTCATCCAGCACCACCATATCGAACGGCCATTCGTTCTTGTAGTACTCCACCAGCCACACGACGTTCTCTCGATTGATGACATAGACATCCGCATTCTTAGCCAGGGCTTTTATCCGCTTTGAGGCACTTCCTAGCACGAGGGAAGGACGAAGCAAGGATAAGTGCTCCCACTTCTCTATCTCGTCCGTCCACGTCACTTCTGCGACCTTTTTCGGGGCGATGATGAGAACTTTATTCACTTCAAATCGATTGTACTTTAATTCTTGAATCGCGGTTAGGGTTATAATTGTCTTCCCAAGTCCCATATCCAGCATCAATCCCAATTTATCATCCTGTATCATGCGTTCGATACAGTATTTTTGGTAATTATGCGGTACAAACTTCATTCGACATCACCTCCTAACTCATGCACCATGTTTCAATCAAATCATTGACTTCCTCGTAAGAGGATACGACACAGACCACGTGTCCTAGTGCTTTTAACTTCTTGTGGATGTTCTTTTGCAAAGGAGATAGATTGTTCTTCTTCCCCTCTGCTTTTAATTCCACAAACAAGACATCGCCTCCGGGCATAATACAGATCCGGTCAGGCACCCCTCGTATTCCCGGAGAGGTCCACTTTAAACATAACCCTCCGAGGCTCTCTATCCTGCGCTTTAATTTTTGTTCAATTTCTTTTTCTGTTTTTTTCAATTTCAAATCTCCTTAAAAAAATCTACAAGGACAACTTCCTCACGCGCGTATATGAGTATACGCGAAATAAGAAAAATAAGGTTATATATATTCTTAAATTCTTAATTTTATATTTATATATAGATTTTGGTTGTCTTGGTTGTCTTTATATAATTCCTTAATATTTTCAATGGTTTTTTGGGCAACCAAGTGGACAACCAAGTGGACAACCAACTTTTCTTGGTTGTCTTTTTCATTTTTGCGATGGTTGTCTTGGTTGTCCTTTTTTGTACCTTTGGTTGTCCTTTTTTCAAGACTTGGTTGTCCTTATTTTTGTTTCCTTAAATACCCTTTTTGACCGCCGTAGTTCTTCACCTTCATAACATGCTTCATTTTTTCCCAGCCTTTCATACTTGACATGATGTCGGCAATCTCAAAGCTGTCCGCTTTCCGCATGAATCTTTTGTCATTCCCGAGTGCTTCTTCCCATATTTCCGCAATACAGACGCGATCCCGTTCAAACAATTCTGAATGTAATGCAACTTGATTTTCATAGTCTTGTAGATAGGCTCTTCGCGCAAATAAATCCATCGAACCCCACGCTCTTGGCAACTTTTTATCTAAATATTCTTCAATAATCCCTCGTTTAAAATTATCTTCTCGATGGCTTTCTTGCTCCAATCTTGCCAACATTTCCGCTTCCTTACTTAACACCAAATGAAAATCTTCCCGCTTGGATGACTCACAAGCCTCCGCCCATATTTGGTCGACTTCTTTTGCAAGGTCTTGGAAAATAGATTTTTTAGGAGTTTGTACGAAAGTATCAATAGGCCAAAATCTTCTATTCCCGGATGCATCTTTCAAAAATTCCGCATCGTTGGAAGTCCCGAAAAAGACACATCTTCTTGGGTATTTTTTCGTTCTTCTACCGTACGCTTCTCGAAAAATGTCTTCTTGTCGTGTCAAAAACTGCTTTGCAATATTGATTTCCGATTTTCTCAGTCCTGTTAGTTCACTCACTTCTACAATCCAACTCCCTTGTATTACTTCGCAAGCTTCTTTGCCGTCAAAACTGGACAAGCTGTCATTGAACCATTCTCTTCCTAAAACCTTTAAAAAAGTACTTTTCCCCACTCCTTGCGGCCCTATAAAAATGGGCATATAGTCCCATTTAATCCCGCCTATGATAGCCCTTCTGACGGCGGCCACCATGGATAGCTTTGCTGCTTCCCTTGTATAGATATTATCTACACATCCTAGATAGTCAATAAACAGTGTTTCTAAACGTTCTACACCGTCCCATGTCTGACTTTGTAAGTATAATGCTACTGCATTTTCTTTATTTTCTTCAGATATCAGATTCACCCCGTCCATAATTTTATTCACCCCTGATATTTTATAAAACTTTTCAAAAAACCACCGTAACCCTGAATCATCTGTATCTGCCCATACCCGAACCTGTTTTTCTGAACTTCCCCAGGGTAATGGGCAGCGAACTAACAAACGGTTGGAAAATTCTTCATAATAAATTTTTTCCCGGATTTTTGGATCCTTTCGCAGTATAAGGCTGATGTTGGGAATTGTAGGTAACGGGAATCCATCTGATTTACACTCCAGATATTGCTCCCATGCCTCTTCTTCCTCCACGACTTCCCCCTCTAGCACTTCTTCTTGATGTGAATTATCCGGAAGTACTACTGCAAATTCCTTCATCGCTTGCTCTTGCCGTTCCCGAATCAAATCGATTTTCACCGGAGTTTTTTCCAGGATAAACTCCTTCATTGCTAGATATGAGGGCAATCGTCCAACCGGGGTTCCCTCTTCTGCCATATCGTCCTTATGCCCAAACTTATGTAACCGCACTAGGTCAAAGGCATTTACGAGCTTCTGACTGCAAGGGTCGGTGGCATGATGTGAATAAAGGAAGGTTCCACTTTCGTAGAGCACAGCTCCTGCGGTTGTACTCCCGCCAACGAAGGTTAATCTTCCCTCTGTATCACAAAGCTCATACACTCCTGGTAAAAATTCCTCAATCGCTTCTAAGATGTTGTATCTTCTGCAGAAAGCTCCCACAATCCCCTCTTTCTCAAGCGGGTTTTCCTGTTTCTTTGCCATGTTCTCATGAAGCTTTGCAGCTCCCGGAACTTCCGGCCACTGTCTCACGTCCTGCCAGTTCTCGTACATATTCAAGATAGCTTTTCCGTCTATCAAGCCTTTATCGGCGTATTCGTAGACATAGTCACTATCTTTGGAGTGGCTTGGCCAATACATTAACCTAACAGGCTGGAACGTTGTTGGGTCACAGTACAACATCCCGATAAAGCTTGCTAACTTCCTTGCGATAGGCTCATACTCGTCAGCTGATACGTCTGTGGCTAACGGGAATATGATTCGAAGTCTGGGTTTTACTTTACTGTGCTTCCGGGTGCTGTAGACCGCGAATGAGCAATTCAAACTGTGCAAGATTTTCAGGATTTTCTCATCATCCTGATAAACTAGATTATCTAAGTCTAGGGTTACGATACTACGTGTCCGGATCGTCGAATTTCGTCGGAGAGCGCTTGCCAAAGCCCCGCCAACGAATCCCCCAACATCTTTGATTTGGTCTTGCTTTTTCTTTTTGTAGGTCATGTACTCTTCGTAGCTCTCTGCAGTCACAATCGGCTTCCCGAGCTTTTCTACGAATGCAGTCCATGTCATTTCTACTGCCGTCCACTGCTCTGAATATCGGTTATTCGCAGTAGAAATGGTGATTGTTCTCGAGTATTGCATTTGAGGTCGCCCCCCCTTCTTTTAAAGTGTTAGTAATTTATCTACATAGCTCAAAGCTATCTTATAATCACAAGCCATGATCGCCTTGAATATTTCGTTCATCGTAAAGCCTTTTTTCAAATCCATGCCGTCGCAGATTCCACTAATGATAGTCAGCCAATCTGTCCCTAAACTTTCTGCAATTTCATCTTCTGAATATCCTCTGTCTTCGTATTTACAGTCGACAGCCCACTGTAAATAGACTTTTGCTTTTTCATAATCCTCTCTCCCATTTTTCTTCTCTGCCCGGATTAAATACTTAATCGCATTTCCAACGTAAAATGCTATGGCTCCGGGTAACTCTTCGATAATGTTGGATAATAAATGGATACTTTCGAACTTACATCCTTTGATTTTGTAATGAGAAGGACTGTGAATCCTATCCTCTTTCTGTTCCTCTTTTTCTATAATTACTTCCAAGACTTCTTCCGCCGTCTTTCCGTCTAACGTGGGCTCCTCTTGAATTTCTAATAAATCTTCAATTTTCTTTTTCAAGTTCTCACTTTCCGCCTTAATTTTCCCCGATTCCAACATCGATAAAAACGGCTGTGTTACGCTCAATAAATCCGCCATTTCTTTTTGTGAAATCCCATGTTCTTGCCGATATTCTTTAATTTTTTTTGCATAATCTATCATATTCTAAATCCTCCTAACAACTCATTTCTCGTAATTTCCCGATATACCATTTCCATGTATTTTGTCGAGAAATCCATAATTTTCAAAATTTCGTTTTGAATTTCCAATTTTTCCGCCAAGTAGCTTAGTCGCTTTGAGCCAAGCTCTTTGACGACACTTGCCCAAGCCCCTAAAGTTCCCATGAATCCTCGCGGTAAATTCTGTTGTCTATCATCTGTAGAGAGAGGCAACGGGTCTCCAAAGGCTCTCGCACAGATTGTCATTGTCTTGACCATAATTGCCTTAGACCACGGGTCGTTCCCCACTTCATCTTTCCCTTCAAACGCAACATCATACGTCTTCCGACACAGGTTTCTAACTCGCCCCATCAGGATATTGTAGTAAGGGTTCAAATATCCGTCGTTCTCTTCCTTCTCCCGCTTCCAGACACTCTGATGGCGTTCTACTACAGTCGCCAAGTTCAGTAGATGCATCCGGATTTCAATAGAGTCGATTTCTTCTTGAGCGGGCTTCTTATACGCTTGTATTTCTCGTTTTTCGTTATATCTTATCTCTCGTTTTGTTTTTGGTTTTATCTTTCTCATCTGAATTCAATCCTTTTTTTATCTCATACAATTTAATATCCAACTTAGAAATATTTAGATTTGTTTTTGTAATCTCAGAATCGCAGGAAAATCGATTTTTTCGATTCATATCGAGCAATTCCTTTTTTGAAATAAGTACTAAATTTTCTTTTGCAAAATTTAATTTATTTTGATCAGCGAAAATCACGGCATACCCTTTTGGGACTTCCTGATTATGATATTTTTCCCACATAATCTTTCCTTTATGCTTCCATCGTTCCGGCCAAGTCCCCGTGTCCTGCACTTTGACTAAAACATATCCATCTTCATCAATCCTCTCAGATCCGACAGGTTTATAATTTGCAGGAACATGACCTTTTTTAAACGAAGTTTTATTAGCTTTGCAAACCGTTTTCGTTCCTTTGTTGTAAGGAACATGACCTTTTTTAAATTGTCGGAATATACCGTTTGTCAACTTGTTATTTTTCAAATATGCTCGAATTTGACTCCGTTTTAAATCCAATTGAAATGCGGTATTGAACATTTCGGTCAATTGAAAGGTAGTAACTCCTTTTACATGTGCAATCAACCATTCTTTCTGTTCTTTTGTATATTTATGCGCCATTATTACCCCTCCAACATTTTCGGAATGTCTGTAGCCTCTTCTCCTTCAAGCTCGTATCTTTTTGTTTTTAATTTCTGAGCTTCTAAGATAATCGCAGCGTTTCCTGTGATAGAAGTTGCAATTTTCGATATCGCGGAGGCTCTCTTTATTTCTTGACTTAGTTGTTCGTCTGTTAAATCTTCATCTGATAAACGCTCTAATTGAGCAAATAAGTGATTATTCAAATCAGCTAGCGTGTTTTTCATTTTTCCTCCCTAATCTTTCATATAATAGTCGCTGACAAACCCTGCAGCTTTTAATATTAGTCCCGGAGCCCATGATATCGGTTCTCCCATGACTCTTTCTACATCTTCTAAAGAAACAAACTTTGGAGCGTCTAAGATAATTTCGTCGTGGACGTGGAATACAACCTGCCAACCTTTCTGCTTCACTCGAAGTAGAGTTTCTGTCAAACAATCTCTTGCAATGGCTTGTACGATATTTTCCGTTAGTTTTCCGCCATAAGTGGGTATAATCTCCCATTTCTTTGATGTTTGATTGATACCTTTGTAATGCATCTGCATAGAGCCAAACTGGTTCTCTCGCAAATGCGGCTTTGGATAAAATAACTTACGACCAGACGGCAATAATATGGTTAAAAACTCTTGCCCAAAGGTAACATCGAATTCCATCGCCAAAGTCACGCATTTCACCGTTTGTTTCTGCCCTGTCGTAAGTACGTCCACAGCCGCATTTTCCAAAGCGTACCAGAGCTCTACAATCCGTTTGGAAGTGTTCCGCCACCTCGACACAATATCTTTCATTTCATGCTCGGTTAATCCCATCTTATCCGCTCCCATAGCGATTAAAGCTCCGACGCTCCCTTGATACCCGAGAGCTAATTCGGCAACCTTTCCTTTGGCTCGTAAGGCATAATTCTCATGCCCTTTCACGATGGTGTTAAGAGGCACTCCAAACATTTGGGAAGCAGATGCTTCGTAAATCTTCCCGTGGGTCTTGAATACCTCCAATCTCCACTCTTCCCCGGCTAGCCAAGCAATCACTCTTGCTTCAATCGCGGAAAAGTCGGATACCACGAACTGATGTCCTTCACTTGGGATAAATGCCGTCCGGATGAGTTGAGACAAGGTATCCGGAACATTCCCATATAGCATACTTAGAGCCTGTGCATCCCCCTCTCTCACAAAGTCTCGAGCAACATCTAATGTTTCTAGGTAGTTACGAGGTAGATTTTGCAATTGCACTAAACGCCCCGCATATCGCCCAGTTCGATTAGCTCCGTAGAAGAAAGAGACTCCTCGGATTCTGTCATCTCTTCCTGCAGCTTCCTGCATGGCTTGGTATTTCTTAATCGAAGTCTTGGAGAGTTCTTGCCGGATCTCTAATACCCTCTTCACATCTCCGTCTTCCAAGTCTCCAACCAGTTGTGAGACCGTTCCTTTCTGCAAGTTTTCCACTTCCTCTCCTTGCTTCTCCAACCATTCCATCAATTGCTTGGAAGAATTCGGGTTGTTCAGCCCGGTAATTCTCATCGCTTCCGACATTAGTTCTTGTCGTACTTCAGCATCAATCGCTAAAGCTCCCTCGACTAACTGTCTATCTATTTTGACACCAAAGGCGTTCATGGCTACGTCATATCTCCACAGTAGCCACTCTCTTTCAGGAACTGGATAGAATAATAACCGGTCCGCGATTGCCATTTCTGTCACAACGTCTTGCAGACAGTATTCTTTGAATAATTCCCATTTTTCCGGTGCATGGTGTGGCAGGTTCCGGGTACGATTCCCGTTGGACTTCGTTGGTTTACAAGGCACACAGAAATATCGAATCAAAGCCGTTCCGGTTGCAAGCTTCCTCTTATCCTGAGGCAGTCCTATCGCCGCCCCTGTAGCTCCTAATCCTGCCGTATATCCGCAGTACAACCCATGAACCATCGTACACCGCCATTGGTCCAGTGGTGTATCAATTCCCGCTTGATTCAAGCACCACCACTCGAACGCTGCGTTATAAGCATATTTAACGCAGTTTCTGTCTTGCAAGGCAAATAACACATTTTCCGGAATAGACTCTCCTGATTTCAAATCTATAATCTGTACGGCTTGATGGTTGAAACTGTAGGCAAATAAGAGAATTTCAAAATCATCACTTTGGGCATACTTGTAAGCTCCTGCTTTTTTAATGTCGATAGAGCTGTATGTCTCTATATCTATGCTTAGTGTGTTCATCCCTTCCTCCTTTGATGAGAAAAGGCAGTTTGTACTGCCCTTCCTCTATAAAATAGGTTCCCCAGTCAACGGGTCAATTTGTACTGCATCGAACTCGTCCTCTGCTCGAATTGCAGATGCTGCTAAAGGTTCTCCGTCTGCCAACTTTTGCACATTGTTCAATCCTGCCCCGATTCCCTTCTTTCCGTTTACCGAGTACGCAAAGAACGTCACGGATACCCTCGCGTAAATTCCGGAATAGATTTCAGATTGGTTCAGAATCGGTTGGGCTCTTACATCTACCACACCCGGAGCAAATTCTGTCTTCGCACTTGCGGTAAATACCCAATACCCTTTGCATTCCGGTCCAAATTCTGCTCCGTCAGACGGTCTTACTGAATCCCCGTCATAAATCGGTGTTGCCGGTCTTGGAGGCTTGACTCCTGCCCAACACCCTGTCACTCCTTTTTCGATAGCGGCGTTTATTGCCGCATCGATTTTCGCCTTTGTCGCCACATCGTGCTTAGGGACTAAGATTGTACAACTGTACTTTTCTTCCTGCCCCGCATTCGCTGCGTACGGTTTAAATAAATGCACATAACTTAATCTCACTTTTCCTGTCATAATTCTAGTCTCATTTGCCATAAAATATCACTTCTCCTTTATACTTATAAATTATTAATATCCTCAACTGCGCTAAATTCCTCTTCTGCCTTTATTCGATTGCTAATCGCTTCTCTCTTATCCGTTTCCACGACCAAAGTTGGCGAACCTTCCTTCATTACAATCAAATTCCCTACCATTTCCTGAAAATCCTTTTTTCCGACTACCTTCTCCATCTGTGCAAGTGTTAAATACTTGCGTTCATGCAGTAGTTCCTCCGCAATTCCTTTTTCTATCAATACCTTTACAGCTTCATCGGTATCCGTGAAGCTTCTACTTCCTCTTCCGTGCACTGCCTTCCATCCCGGAATCTCATTCCCGTTCAGGCATTCCGACAAAGCCCATTCTTTTAATTCCTTCGCCCAAGCGGCTAAATCCTCCGCTTTTCTTAGAATATGCCCGACTTCATCCGGCTTTAGGAGTGGCGGCAACGCATACTGCCAACCCTCGAGTTCCAAGTTTTCCTCTGCTCTTGTACGGCAAGTCGTTTTTGCTTTGCAGAACTTGCAATGTTTGCCTGCTTGAAATTCCCCTTGCCCCTCTGCCGCCATGAGGGCCTTTTCTTTCGCTTGCTCGGCGAAGGATAGTAAATAGTCCACGTCACATTCCCACGAGGAGAAATGGGGCACTCGAGGCTGCACAATCGACATCTGAATACGCTTGATGTCGTACAAGAAATTGTAAGCCAGATAAGCCCCCAAAGCGTACAGCAACATTTGTGGATTTTCTTCCGCATCCACGACCACACCCCTTCCGTATTTAAAATCTACGACGTGTATCGTATCCCCAGATATTAGGATACAATCTGCTGTTCCAAAGCCTTGCGGAACATACTGCGAAAAATCTACTTTCTGTTCCACAGCTACATACGGAGTGTTATCGCAGGCGCACATCTGTTCTTGGATAAAATCCACATAGATGTCTGTAAATTCCTGCATTTCCTCCTGATACAGTTCTTTTTCTTTTAATTTCTTCATCTCTGCATTAAATTTTCGAGTGGACATTCCCGGATCCACTATTTTTTTCTTTAGCTTGAGTTCTGCTATCTCATGAGCCAAACTCCCTTCTGCCGCATATTCACTCGTCGTATCCGGCATATCTTTTGTTAAATTCACTGATGGTGGGCAAGCCATCCACCGTGCCGCACTAGACGGACCTAATAGAGCATGTGCCATTAGACATCAGCTCCTAAATTCTTTAGCTCTTGAACAAATGCCCCAAACTGGTCTTGCTGCAGTTCGGTAATTGCCTTTACACCGAAATTTCCAAGAGCATTAATTAGTTCTGCGGATTTTCCTTGATGTACGAGCGGAGCCGCAATTCTTTGAATATCTGCAAAAGTGTATTCCGTAGCAGGTGTAACCGGTACAGTCGGTACGACAGGAGCCGCAGGTGCCGGAGCCTCTGTTTTTGGTACTTCTTTACAATCGCAAGTTGTCCAATTCCCTGTTGGAGATTCCATCTTTACCAGCTCTATTACCGTTTTTTTAGGTTCCTCGACGACGGGTGTATCGCCCACTGCTCTAGAGATAAACTCCGCATCCTCAACAGGTGCTTGCCAACTTCCCACAAATTCCACCATTTCATTTTTTACCTCTTCCACAGATCCGTGAAATTCTACTTTTATCATATTATTTTCCTCCTTTTCGCCACGATATTGGCATGATGATATATTTTAAATTCGGTATTTCAAAGCAAATAGCACTGCTTTCTTTGTTTGTATAAAGTAAAGTAGCTACTACTTTTTCTTTCGCGGTAGCTTTTAACCATAAATCCATGAATCTCGGATTCAGCACTTTCTCACATTCCAGCTTTAACGGGATTGGGAATAATGCATCTAAATACGATTTCCCAAGTTCCGCTTTTACTGCGATTCCCTCATGTGTGAAATAGAATCGAGGGCACATCGTCTCTAAATTATTTGGCTGGAACGATTCGCAAATAGCTCTCCAAGATAACATATCCGCCATAGGCATTTCTTTGAAAATCTCTGTGAAAAAGGATACTCGTTCTGCATCTGCGGGTATCAGTTTACCCAATTGGGCAATGTCCGGCACTTGATTCGCGATAGGCTGAAATAAATGTACCTCTTCTTTTACCCGAATTGCTAAAGTATAATCTTCCAACAAAGCGACTTCTTGAGCTTTTTTCAACAAAGATAACAAGTCGGGGGAATAATATCCAAGAGGCCTTATTGCATTTTCTACAACATTTGTGGCTTTTATGGCGACAGCACGATACGAATCTGTGAATCCAATAGAATCTCCGGACACAAGCAAGTATTTTGTAGATTCCACCGGAGACTTTTTCATAATTTCTGAAAATCTCGACAGTCTTGCTACTTCCTCTTCTCTCCACAGCAAGTGGAATTTTTTGTAATGAATCTTAAATTCGTCCAGCTTCATTTATCCCACCAGTCCTTTAGAGCGTAATGTGCGACCAATCCCACAAGAGGTAACAGGGTTTCTCCGCCAAACACGAGATACCCTCGGTCCAGTCTTGCAAACAGCATTAAAAATACAGTAATGACTAACGTCGTATTGAAAATATTCGGTTTAATTCGATAACGTTTTTTCATTCATCAACGCCTCCTTCATCTGATTTATCCCTTCCGATAAAATGACAACCGCACGTTGTTGCCCGAATAGAATATTATGTTCTGCGTGGCGAATCTGCAATAAACATAACTTTCTTTTCTGATCTTCTGTAAGAGGTAACGTGTTTATGAAGTCGGATAACTCTGCCGCAGATTCTTCGGCTCGTTTTTCAGCTTTCTTTAAATTTTTTTTGAATTCTTCTACATTAAAATCTGGTAAATTCATGTATTCCTTCTTGAATTTTTTAAAGTATTTTGATATAATTCAAGAAAAGCTTTTTCATATAAGCTTTTCTATTATGAAAAGTATCTAGTAAAGTTTGCCGACTCTGTAGATACTTTTTTCATTTCCCGAAATCCTCTCGATTGTGTTTTGTGAGCCAATCTAAGATTTTCGGTTTGATGATTAAAGTCCTGTTCCCATTGTAAATCAGCGGGAAATCAGGAACTTCTGTCATCCGCTTCACACAATCTTTCCCGACTCCAATGTACTCGGCGGCTTCCTCGATTGTGATAGCGAGTGTTTCTTTTTTCTCACTCATAATCCCCTCCTAACACTCATATTCCCACAAATCTTCTATCTTCATATAGATTTGTGTTCCGGTACTTCTGTTTTCCAATTTCGCAAATTTCCCATCATCTCCCATATAGTCGTAATATTGTCCGTCAATGCAATACATGTCATACATAACTCTATTCCTCCTTCTTTTTAAAAAGTGTCAAAAACAGCATTTACTATTTTTTCAGCTAAAACGTCAAATTGACTATCCTCCAAACAAGCTAACTTGTCCTCAATCATGCTCCGAACTTCTTCCGTCGACATCTTTCTTCCCTCTTCTTCCCAGCCATAGTTTTTCTGCCAAACCATTTCAAACATGAAATTTTTTAGCAATAATTGAGCTTTTTCACGCTCTACCTCTTTGTAAGTGTATGAATTTTCTAACATACTGTTCCTCCTTTATAAATAATATTGATATGCTTCTTCTACAGATGCGGTAAACGTATTTCCTGTCGCTAAGTCTAAGATGACAACCGTATCGCCGTCATCTAAATACAATTCGTAACGTTTCATATAGTCTCCTTATCTATTTTTTTATGGCAAGTGCTAATAATTGAAAGATTTCATCAATCTGTTTATCATTCATATAACATCCTTTCTCTATCCGAAAAATACCTGATCCAAAATTTCCACAGGATAGGTGTTGATAAGCCCGTATCTGCTATCCACCACAGAACCGATAGCCAAGCCTTGTTCTCTACAAAGTTTTGTAGCTTTCTTCCCTATACTCGGTGCATGATATTGATTCGGCTTAATTCCTTTCATGTTCGCATAAGCAATGACTGTTAAATGATTACTTGTGACAGTTCTTCTTTGATTGTTTTCCAATCTTGCAATTCCTTTTTCTACTGTGGAGACTCTGTTTTCCATCTCTACTAGGTACTGAGCATTTTGCAATAATTGCTGAGGAATGGATAAAGGCTTTTGCGGTTTGGTAACTCTTTCAATCAACTTAAACCGAACGACAGCATCGTATCTCGCTGCAAGCTGTAAAACTCCCTCTTTTGTCAAGTTGTACATGGGTAAAGTTCTACCTGTTTTATCGCGATATTCACTCAACGCAAAAATGCGTTCAGTGGAAACTTCCTGATTTTCAAGCTTTTCTACTTCATCTCTAATATCCCTCATTATGTCCGCATGTCTTTTTCCCGTTAGTTCCGCAACCTCGATTGAGGTCATTGTGTTTACATCTGTAATTTGATTCATTACATCACTCTCCTTTTAAATCATATGTAATAACTGAATTACCCGTTTTGAAATCCCGTCACGTTCTTCAAACGATTGGGCATTATCAAAGTCGTCTGTAAAGGTATCAATCAGATGTTGAATGACTCCGATTTTATAATCCGCCCTTGAATTTCGTTCTCCAGTTTCTTCCGTAAATGTTTTTAAAACCTTATACCCATTTTCATCTTTAGCAAGATACCCTCTTACTTTCAAACGATAGATATACGTTTTTGCCATTTGCTTATTTACTTTGATATCTTTGTAAATTTCATCATACGTCGCTGTTGGGTTCTTCTCTAAGTAAATCAACAACGATTCTAGTTTTGTCATTTTTCGATTCCTCCTTTCTTGAATTTTCTCCTCCAAAAAGCTATAATCTTATTGCGACTAATCCTATAACAAGAGGAGGTGATTTACACATGTTAAATATAAAATGGGCTGATTATTTAATCCAATTAGCGTTTCTATCATTTTCATACTTTTTAGGTCAACACAGTACCAAAGTTGCAAACCAAAGAATTTCCTATATGGAACGATATGACAATCTCTATTCCCCGTTGATAGATTTAATCGTAAAAAATACAGATTCAATGGATTACAATGATGGAGAATACAATTTTTATCTCAAGGTATATTCTCTTGTCTGGGAAAATCTGAAATATGTGGGGGAAGATACCATTACCATATTCAATAACCTCGTTTATGAAATGTCACTATATCAAGAATTAAATATGAAAGAAATGAAACACCTTACATTATCGCTTTTAAAAGAAGGTGAACACTTAGAAAAATCCCTAAAATACCCAGAAAAATCTCGAATATTGATCGGGTGGTTTCGCCAGTGATACCATATTTCAAATCTTCCCAACAGCAAAGTACTAACTTAACACTTATAAAAAGATACGCCAGTGGCATAATTGCATTATCCATTTAAATTCCTCCTTTCTTTGTTTACGTTTCGTGTACTTATTGAGCAAAAAAAATTTCCTCAATGCTTACACCATAAAATTTCGCAATTTCTTTTTTTGTTTCATCCCGAGGAATTCTTATCCCTTGTTCGTAATTAGAAAGTGCGGCCGGGGTAATTCCTAAGGCTTCTGCTACTTCTTTCTGAGATCTATTTCCTCTAAGAATTTTTAGTTTTTCTGCTATTTTATTCATTTTTTATTCCCCCTTTCTTTGTTTACGTTTCGTGTACATTTGTATATTATCATGATTGTGTTTTTTTGTCAACACATTTTGTAAATTTTTTTATTTACTTTTTTACACAATTCGTGTATAATATTACCGAGGTGGTTTTATGAATTCAACTTTTAAAGAACGATTATCAGAATTAAGAAAAGAAAAAAACATATCTCAAGAAAAATTTGCGGATCTAATAGGAGTCTCTAAGAGTACTATTAGTATGTATGAAAACGGTAATCGGACTCCGGACTTTGAAACGGAAGAAAAAATTGCAGATTTTTTTAACGTAGATTTGGATTATTTGAGAGGAAGAAGTAAAATAAGAAATAAATATCAAGCACAACTAACATCTAATGCTATTATATTAGATAAATCGCAATTTATTTCTGTTCCGGTATACGGGAGAGCTTCGGCTGGCTGCGGTTGCATCAACATGGAAACTGTTTTATACGACAAGGTAATCCACATCAACGGATACTCTCATGATAGTTTTTTAATAGAAGTATCTGGAGATAGCATGGAACCGGTCATATTCGATGGAGAGTTCGTTCTAGTAGATCCTTCACACGCGGAAATAGAAGAGGGTAAAATTTACGTCATCACATATAATAATGAAACTTTCATAAAAAAGATAGAAGAGCATGAAGAAGATGGGATTGTGGTTTTGAAAAGTATAAATCAAAAATATAGAGATAGAATTATAAAGCAGGAAGAATTTGAGAACGTCAAAATAAACGGTCGAGTTGTAAAAGTGATTTCGGAAAGAAAATTATAAATATAAAATAGAGTCTAAGATAGGAATTGTATCCCCTTTAAAATTTACTGTCGGAGATACAATTTTTAAAATTGGAACTGGGATACAGTTTTTTGTTGACAAAATATAAAGAGAGTGTTAGAATAAGATAACAAATTAAACATAACGTCAACACTCTTGCAGTTCTTAAATGAACGAGGTACGTCCTTACGCAAGAGTTTTTTTATTTAAGAAAAGGAGTTTTTTATGTATGAAAAACAACATAAAACAATGGAAGAATTACTTCAAATTTTTATAGATAGAGGAATGAAGGTCAATAAGACAGATCAGGCTTTACAAAGACTTTCTCACATCAACTACTACAAAATGAAAGAATTTGCAAAACCGTATTATAAAAGGCAAACTGACGGGACTTACAAATACGAAAAAATTGCTTTTGAACAGGTTCTAAACAGATTCTATCAAGATAAAAACCTTAAAGTTTACCTTCTCCACGCAATTGAAAAGATAGAAATTTCATTCAAAACCAAAATAGCATATGTATTAGGGCGAAAACATGGTGCTTTTGGATACTTAGATTTTAAAAATTGGTGTAATAAAGACAAATTTATTAAACAGCACATCGTAGAAAAAGAGCTTACTTTTAAAAGAAGAATTTTAGATCTTTTAGAAATCCCAAAGAAACTGAAAAAAGAAGACAAAATAATAAATTGTAAAAATACTATCATTCAGGATTTTTTCGAAGAAAATCCAGATTGTATTTTCCCACCGGTTTGGATGGTAATTGAGATTCTAACCTTTGGAGATGTCCTTAATTTATACAAATGGATGTCTGAAAAAAATAAAGAAGAAATAGCAAAATACTACGAATGTGGAGCAGATGAATTTGAAACTTGGCTTAGAACATTGAAATTTATTAGAAACCTTTGTGCCCATAATTCAAACGTTATCGATTGTATCATAGAAACTAAACCAAGAATTCGAGAAGAATGGAAAAAATATTTATTTGCGTACAAAGATAAAAAAGGAAAAGAGATAGTTACAAATAAAATTGGATTAGTAATAATTATATTAGAGCACTTAATAGGAAAAGTTAATCCCGATTATGGTTTTGGTAATTTACGAACTATATTTGATAAATTATTTCAGCATTCGGATTTAGCTGCACAAAAATATGGATTTGCTAATAAAAGTTTAAAAATTTTCAACAAAGATTTTAAAATTTAAAACAAATAAAAAAAACTCCCTCGAGTGCTGGCAACACTTCGAAGGAGTGCAAGAGTATGATATACCCTTAAATGTAGTATTTAAATTATATCATACTCAATTTTGATATGCAAGAAAAAGGAGTGTGATTTTTTTTATGTCTGTAAGACGAAATAAAGGAGAGGGTAGTATCACAACGACTATCCGGAACGGGAAGACTTATTATAAGGCTTCTGTGACAATAGGATATGATGCGAATGGAAAACAGATAAGAAAAAGTTTCGGAAGTTTTAAAAAATCTGTAGTAGTGGATAAAATAAATATCATCAAATATGAGGCTAAAACAAATAGTTTAAGCAGTGATTCAGCTATCACATTTGGGAATTTATATCAATCGTGGGTAAATGGTTATAAGAAAAATGAAGTACAGAACAATACTTTAGACGGATACTACACATGCTATAAGCTCCACATACAGCCTTATGGAATCGCGAAAATAAAAGTTTCTGAGCTAACTTTAAACATATTGCAGCGATATTTCAATGAGTTACAAAATAGTTGCACTCCTAACAATATCCGTAAAATCTACACAAAAATTAAAGCTTGCTTAGAATTTGCAATCATACACGGAATTGTTAACAAAAATTATTGTAACGGTGTTGTATTGCAAAAAGTACAGAAAAGAACGGATGATGCATACTCTGTATTTACAAAAGAAGAACAAGAAAAAATCATATCGGCGCTGGATCCAAGAAATGTGGTAGACAGAATTATCTATTTTACGTTTTATACCGGATTAAGGTTAGGGGAAGTGCTTGCAGTAAGGTGGGGGAGAATTCAAGGGAATATCCTTTCAGTAGAGGAACAATATCAGAGAGATACGGAATTTCTCCCTGACGGACGCAAGAAAACTATTTACATTTTTAAATCGATTCTGAAAACGGATTACTCAAAAAGGGAAATCCCGCTTCCGGATAAAATTCTAAAATTCTTAGCAGGTATAGATAAAATTTCGAGTTTAGTGTTTTGTGATGAGCATGGAGACCCTATTGAGCGGAAAAAGCCGGATAGAAGAGTGCAAAAGCTTTGTAGAGAATTGAACATCCCGATTAAAAAATTTCACAGTATCCGGCACACATATGCGACAAGGCTATTTGAATCCGATGTCCCGATTAAAACTGTTCAAGCTCTCATGGGGCATGCAGATATACAGACAACCATGAACATTTATACCCACGTTATGAAAGAAAAAAAATTGGAAGTCATAGATGTCTTAGAAAAATTATAA